AATACTCATATTTTCATAGTGAATTGCATTGCGCTTGTCAATGTATACCTTTTGTGATTCAGGGTCGAATATCTTAATATGTCCCTGAACTAATACTCCGTTTGTGTCTTGCATGTTATCGCTCATTTATTTTTTCCTATACTGTATTTATTCAGGTAGCTCAGATGTTCCTGCACGTAAGAATCTTGCAATACTATTTTCTGTATCACCCAATGATTCTCCGAAAGTTGTCCAACTTTGGCCTACTTTTTTAACTACTGTTACTCTTGTATTCTCTGCAGGTGTTACTAGTAATGTAATTGCATTAGTATTAGCATCAAATGTAAAGTCTGCTGCAACTGTAGTATCGCCTTCTGGGCTGTCTAATGCTGTTGCATAGTTAAACACATCTAGTGCTGTCTTACGCATACGCACACCGCCTACAAACACTTCAATCTCATCAATTACTGTAACTGGGTAGCTAATCTCAAACGTTGCTGTAACACCGTCTGCTGTAACGTTATACGCTAATGTTCTATCTTTGTAAGGAACAGTTTTACTTATGTTTTGGTCAAACACTTTAGTAGCTGTTGCATATGTATCTTTAACACCAGTACCTAATGTTCCTCTACGTAACTGACGCAATGTGTTTTCTTCTTTTACAAAGTACTCAATGCGCTCGCCTGCAATAAAGATTACACCTGGTAAGTTTTGAGATTTATTTGGTTCTGATAAATCGCTTGCATTATCTAATTCAATTCTTAAATCATAATAATTTAATGCTTGTGCTAGTTTAGCAGGCGAAGTGTCTAAACGCTTAAAGTGTGTTCTGTTTAACATATCTTTAAACTGTCTATATGCAAACTTAGAAGTACTTACAGGTGCAGTAAAGTGAATAACGTCAATAACATCATTTGCTGCTGGCTGTCTAACCAACTGCACTTTTAACTTGTCATCAGTTACAGAATAGTCTACGCTAGGTGTTAATAGTTCACCGTTTACACTTACCCATACATACTGTGCATCAACAGCAGGAGAACGTAATTTAACTTCACCAACTGTTAGTCTATTGTATGTAATATAGTCAATATCTTCTGGGACCAATGTAGTTCTTGCTATTACATCGTAACTAATACGATTTGCGCCTAACAAGTCATGATTAGTAAACTGAATTACTTCTATCACTGCTGAGTCTACTGGAGCTGTGTCTAAAGTAACTGTAGTTCCGTCGATTCTGTAGTCTCCATCAGTAATTACATACATTTCAAGTAAATCACCAGGTGCGCCAATTTCGTCTGCTAGTGTAATACTACTATTTGCAATTTCAAAACGCCATTGTATTGGTGTAGTAATTGCAACACCATTTAAGAACACTTTAAGATCTGCTACATCTAAACTACCTGCTGGCATTTGGAATATTTCTAGTGGAAATTCTCTCTGACTGTTTGCAGGAATTGTATACTGTATGTTGTATCCTGCATTTAAAATAGTATTATCTACTTTAACAATTACATTATGTTCTGAAGGAATAGCATACAATGGAGCACCGGCTAGTTCAAACACAGTGTCAGTGCCGTTGCCAGCAAATGTGTCTTTAGTAATTTGACTATAATTAACTTGCTCATCTGCTACGAATACAGTATAATTAATTACTGCATCTTGAGTTACAACTTCATCGAATCTAATAACAGTCTTAGGAGTTGTTTCTGACTTAAACGCTGCAACTGTTTGTTGTACACCGTCAATGCTTGCATACACAGTAACATCAGTTTCCCAATCAACTAATGTTTCAAACTCAGTCTTAATACCGTCGCCAAATAACTTTCCAAAATCTAGTATATTTTGTGTACCTTGAGCAACTGCTACAATGCTAAGTTCTGCTCCTGGTACTGCTGTGTCTAGTGTTACCGTGTTTGCAGACCAATTAATTGTATAATCAGTCTGTGGTAATATAACATTGTTAATTTTTACAATGACTGCATCTTTGCTGTTTGGAGTAACATTTAAGTCGTAAAGTAGTCCGTCATTCATAATATAACTTTGACTACTAATTACACCTTGTCCTGCACTGTCTCTTGTAAACACCTTAATATCTAATGTATCAAGAATCTGTCCAGGCACAATTTCTTCAGGACCACTTGAAGTAGTAGGAGTAACAAATCCGTCGCCATCTACAATAATTTCTTCTGCTGCAATACCACGTGCTGATGTATAAGCTAAGTCGCCGCCACTTAGTGCAGTATCATAACTATTAGCATCTGGAACAACGCTGCCGTCACTTGTAGTCTTTCTTATAACAAATATGTCGTCGTCGTTTAACTCTATGCCTAAATCTTGTACATAAATTATATCAGTTGTCCCGTCACCTGTTATGCTATTTGTGATGGCATTTACATTAGTTGGAGTTCCTGCAATAAAATTAGGGTCGTCAATTCTTACACCGTTCTTATAAAGATTGTAAACTACGCCATCTTCAAGTGCTGCACTTAACTGTACTGCAATCGTAGATCCATCTGCTGTAAATACTTCATCTTCAAAGGTACTATCAAACTCGTCCCAATTGTCTGTGTACCATCCAGCAGTATCAAATCCAGCAGGACCATCAAAGTCAAAACTACGTACTTCAACTCCGCCGTAATCTACGCCTGTCATTAGTTGTGCTAAGTCGTTGCCGTACATTCCTGCAATTGGATTATATGCAAATTTAACTCTATCTTCAGCACTTAGCATACTTAACGGAATACTGTATTCAACACGTATAACTGCATCTAGTTTTGGAGGTGTTGCAAATAATACCTTACCTTGCTCTCTAGAATAAGATTTATCAGTGTTTTCAATATTTGTAAATGTGTACTTACTACGCAATTGCAAAATATTATCTACATACACATTAACTTTCTTAGTATCTAAATCCATTGGCCATTCTAGGAAGAATCTATTTTCAAATCCTGTTCCAGTAAATGTTTCAACTTTTGCAAGTGTATCAAAAGTAAACGTGCCGCTTGTTCTATCAAACTTAATTTTAACACTCGGGCTTCTTACTAAGCCGTTGCCTAATACAGCCGTTGCCTTTGCAGGTGTTCCTGTTTCTAATTGCGATCCTGATATAACAACTGTTGGCGCACTAGTATACCCACTTCCTGGGTTAGTTACTTTAATACTAGTAATCTTTCCGTAACCTAAATATGCCTTAGCAGTAGCGCCAGTTCCGCTGCCGCCTGTTAGAGTAATAATAGGCTCAAAAGTGAAACCGCTGCCACTATCGCCTAGTTTAATTTCAGTAATTTTATAGCCGTGGTTGTCTTTCCAATTTTTACGTGGGTATGTAGTTGTATCTAAGTTTTCTTTTGTAACTATACCGTCAACAATAATTGATCTGCTTGCATCAATAGTGCCAGTAGTACGGTTATATACCGGTGGCAAATCAAAGTCGCTAACACTACTGTTTGTAGGATCATTTGCAGTATATTCACTAACAAATTCGCGCACTTTTGTTGAGTAAGGTTTAAATTCTTCAACAAAATCTTGGTAACTTGCAAGATTATCATTATCAAATGTTATGTCTTTTTGATTTAGCGTTTCTCTGTTGTGCTTTGCTTTAACAAAACTTGTTTTAAACATCCAATCAACTGCTGACTGTTCTGACATTACATAACGCAATGCTGCCATAAACAGTTGGTTGTATTCAATTTCTAAATCGCCTACAAAGATTTCATCTCTAATAGTTTCAAGTATAATTCTTAATTCAACACTCGGGTTGTTATCGTAAAAATTACTATCAAAACTGCGATTATCAAACCCTGTAGTATTTTTTGCATAATCATATAATGTATCTTTGAATTTTATAGTGCCATTTTGTCGTCCAATAGTATCGTAGTTAATTGTATAATCTTCAGTATCTTGAGTGTCGGTTTTTCTTAATAGCAGCCAGCCACCAGATCCAACATTTTCAATTTTTACAATATCACCAAGATTATTATCTAAGCTGGGCAATTGATATGAACCTGAAATTGTATCATTAATGTTAGTAAACTGATTGTACCCTGTAGCATACCAATCTATATAATCCCAAAATAAATCAACATTATAACTTTGTAGTTTTCTTCTATACCAATTATTGTCTGTTTTATTCCACGAATACAATGCCCATTTATTTTGTATATTTTCGTCTGCGTTAACTAGAACTGTATATGGCCTGACAGTAATACTAGTTGTACTGGCATAGCCGCTGCCTGAATTTATCGTAGTAATTTCTGTAATCTGTCCTAGATTGTTAATTGTTATGTTAAATTCTGCATCTGTGCCGTCACCGTTTATTTTAAAACTAGGCGCTACTTTATAGCCCCTACCTGGATCTGTAATATTAATTCTAGAAATTCTGCCATTAGTAATTACTGGTGTTAATACAGCAGGTGTAATCTTATTTGTACTTACAAATGCAAGTTCCGCAAACGTATCAGTTATTAAGTCGTACTCTTTAGATATTGCCGACGGTGATGTATCCAACTGAGTTAATTTAGAAATATCATATTCATCAACTATAAGATTTTGTGCTAACTTTAAGTTTATTCTTTCAATAGTTTGTTTTAGTGCTTCAAATCTATTAACAAACATACTTTGTCTTGGACGATTTTGCACACCATAACGAGTTTTAACAGATATAGTTGGATCTGGAACAATTTTATTATTATTATCAAAGCCTATTAAACTGTCAAACCACTTACGTTCAATGTCTGGATCAGGTTTGCTTGTATCTACGCCATCTGATATTAGTTTGTACTGACTGTGTACATTTTGTGTTTTCTTTGGGCCTGTTGAATATCTAATGTTCAAAACTAAATCGTCACTGTCAATAAATGTATCAAAGTTATTAAGAACAAATTTGTTGTTCGAAAGTAAACTTACAAAAGGATAACCTTGTGTTCTTGGATTTTCGATAAGTGCTGTAATATCAGTAATACTTAACTTTCTGTTTTCCATTACAGGTACAGTAACTTTGTTAACTACCCAGAAATAATATTTGTTGCTAAATGTTTTACTAACTTCATTGTAAATAATTTTAGTAGAATATCTAGCGTCACCAAACAGACTAGTACCACTAATTCTAATTCCAAGTCCGTTTGGAGTGTCTGCTATACTATCCCAGATGCTTGGAATAAAGTTACTTTCTACCCATTCAAACACATCAATACTAGCATCGGGAGTTAATTTGTTCCAGTTGTTTTTCTGGAATGTAGTCGAACCTTGATACGCATGTGCAAACTTAGCAGTATTAATATTCCACCAAACTTGTCCAACATGTTTTTCAGTCCACGCTCTGTTAGCATCTACCGAACTATCATTTATATCGCCTGTGTTATATACAGCAGGATCAAACGGAGTTTTAAATGTAATTTCTTGATCTGCTGGGCCTGCAATTTTACCCTGTACTGGATCAATATAATCAATATAACTTACAATTCTATTTTCACGCTTATTATATAAGAACATGCCTCGAATATTATCTACATCTACTGGAGTAATGCCTTCACTAATAACGTTCCATGCAAATGTGTTTTTATTTTTTCTAAAGTCAAGGAGTTGGCCTTTGTTGCCAGCGGTGTCGTCAACACCTGTGCCACCTGATGAATCTACAAGTTGATCTGGCATGCCAATGTAAACGTGATTGCCGTTAGCATAAATGTTCTCACCGAAAGTAGTTTGTGTTAATGGATAAACAAACTGCTCTGAGTAAATTAAACTATTATTAACAGCTTCATATACATAAACAACACCTTTGTCAAGTTTAATATTTCTAAAGTTTGTAAACTCGTTATCAAATGTTGTTGCAGTATCTTCAGTTGCAGAATATACCGCAACATCAAATGTAGTTGGAATAATTTGATCACCGTTTAGACTCGATACTACTAAGTTGTCTGTACCAAAATCTAAACCAAAGCCAAAGCCTTCACTTTCTTCATTTTGTGGAGGTGTTAGTGTTTGTGTTAAAGTAAATGTGCCAGCAGTTTGTGTATAAACATACACAACGCCTTGATTTACTTTGTTGGTATCGTTTAGCATTGAACTAATTGCAAACTGTGTGCCTGCTGGGTTTAGTGTAACTTTGTCTGCCCACGCTGTAACATTGTCAGGTGCAGTTATTGTTTGGGATAGTTGGAACTGCTCACCTACTGCACGATAAATTGCAAGTGTTACATCTGATGTACTATCTAATCTAGTTTGTTGTTTACTTGTTGCCACTAGTACTTGTGCATCATCACTAATATCGAAGCTCTTGCTAAATTCTACTATGTTTTCAATAGGATCAAATACATCTTCGTCGTAAAAAGCATTTGCAGTTAAGTTTGGCAAGTATCCTACGTAGTCAACATCGGTACTGATACTTATCCAAGAGTTGTTTGACACACTAGGCGCTGCTGCACTAACTGCTATATTAGTTGCTGCTTTCCATAATGTATTTCCGTGTACAACAATATTACCTGATTTATAAGTGTAAGTGTTATCAAATATGCCTCGATAGTTTGCATCTTTGCCGTGCTGCCAGCTAATTTTATTCCAGTATATTGGATCAACTATAACATTTTGTACTGCTGTTGTTGCTTTACGACAAATATAGTAATCGTCTTTGTAAATTACAATATCGCCTATATTAAACGCAGTTAGTTTGTAGTCACCTTTGAAACTATCAGTTGCCTTTGTGCCATGACGGAATATTTCAATTGCGCCAGGATGTATTCTTCTTCCGGTGCTATCAGTTTCACCTACACTTGCAATACTATCACTAGCAACTAATAATGTGTAATAATTTCCAGTTTGTACTATTGCAACTTTAGAACCAAAGTTTCTATTTGCTGCTCTGTATTCTGATACAAATACATTTTGAAATCTATAACTACCGTCACGCAATCTTCTATAAATTGCAGTTGCGCCTTCATTTGCTAAGTTTCGACTTGTTCCTGTTTTTAGAGCAGGAATATTATAAATTTGAGTATAGTCTTTGTTTAGACTAAATGGAGGATTAGGCAAACGTTCAATGCCTTGTTCAGTAGTTTCATCAAAAAACCAATATTCTTCATCAATAATTCTCGGAGTGTTGACAATATCAAAGTTACCAGTATGTTCAAATACTACTAACTTACCTACTAGTGATGTGCCTAGTACAATATTGTTATTAATATCTGTTACTGTGCCAATTACACGAGCAGTATCGGTTGAGGTGCGTAAACTAGTGTTTGCTTTTCTTCGTATTTGGTAACGACCAATATTTGATTGTTCTAACCATTCACCTGTTAGTACTTTTAAGTAAACTCTAACAGAGTTAAAGTTACGTTTCATAAACACAACTTCAGCAGTACTTGTACTAATTGGCGTTAAAGCAAGGCCGCCTTGGCCGTCTCTAGGATATTGAACATCTTCAATAACATCACTAACTTGTGGCTCAAATGCAAATCCTTGGAAATCAAATTCAGTTAGTGTAAAGTCAATATATCCGTCCCATAAGTCAACAACAGTTTGTTGCTTATTTAAAATGTCGTATGTAAAGCCAGCACTTGTAACGTCGATTACTCTGTTATCAAGATTATATAAACGGAACTCTTGTGTTTCGCCAATTGTTAAATAATCACTAAATGTATTGCCTACTCTAGCTACCCATTTATTACTTGGCAAATCTCTTTCAGCCCCGTCTCGGCCGTCTTCTTCTGCAGTATCACCTCGATATGACAACTGCTCGATATAGCTTACATTGTTCTTGTTAGTTACATATGTGCCAATAGCTCCAACAGTATCTTGAATGTTATAATATTCATTAAGGCCTCTTACTGATCCTTGTAATTTAACGTCTGCATAAACTAAGCCTCTACCGTTATCATAATACACGCCGTTGTTCGAATACGATTCAGATGCAGCAATCATCCAGAAGCCGCCTATTGCATCACTTGTAGCATACGTTGCTTCTTCTGTGTAGAACCCTACAAAATCTAATTCATTAATAAACAACTCGCCTGTAGTATTAAAAATACCATTTGTGTTCTTAACATAAACAACTGCACTATCTCTACGAGAACCTACATATGCTACTTCTGCACTACCTGTATCGGTTGTTATAATACTACCTAGTACTGGCAACGATACAAACGTTTCAACAAAGAACACATGATCAATTTTTTCAACAATATTGTGATCTTGACTTAACCATTCCGGAGTAATTACTGGAATTAAGCCGTCGAACGGAATGTAATTATCTAATGTCGGGTATGTATAACTACGTCTGTTCCAGAACAAGTTAATTGTGTCACCGGGTTTTGTGCCAATGTACATGTCTTTAGGCGCACGTACTAATAAGTGAGGCGTAATAGAAGTAGAATTTTGTAGTCCTGGATCAGCTGCAACTAAAAGATTTAAAGTTGTACTGTCGGCGTCGGCTGCGGCTGCAATATTTACGTATGTATCAAATGTACTAAATGGCTGATTAGCAATTTCTGGAAGGATTTCTCTATTTGCTTTCCATAGACTTTCTCTATAACGCACAATATCATTTTTAACATAAGTTGCGTCTGATTGGAAGTCAAACGTGCTTAAACTAGTATTTGCATCTGTTTTATATGCTAGGTTAGTTTTAACACTACTTGCTTGCGGGATGCCTACAACTAAGTATTCACCATCTGGAGATACTGCAATACTTTTTCCGAAGTCTGAATCGTTAATATCAAACAAATCGTCATTTTCAAGAACGATCTCTTGATCTAACAACAAATTAGACTGCTCTCTAGTTCTACGATATACCGACACTTTGCCGTTTGCATCATTCGGCGACGATACAAAAACATTGGTATTATTTTTAGTTATAGCAACACTGTCACTAAATCCTTGATCAGTACTATCGTAATCTGCGGTATTTGTAATTATCTGAGAATTTAAATATACAGAATTGTTTTCTAATACTGCCCAATCATTTTTATAAGTGTCAACCCACAATCTTTGTTTATTATAGATGTTTTGATTTGTTGCAACGTTAATATCAGCAACATTATCTACTCTTACAGTACGCAATAATGACATTGCATAACTTTTATTGTCTTCAATTGCAATGTCTAAAATTTCATTATCTAACGGAGATCTTATACGAATAGTGTTTAAATTAATACTATCAACTTCATACAATCCATTAATATTATATTCCTCGGCGCTGCGTATTCCAACATAATCGCCAGGTGTAAATATGCCGTTAGCCCATTTATCTAGTGTTAATTCTATTAAACGCAAGTTGTTAGTTGCAACTTCAGTAATAAGTGTGTTTACAGCAAGGACATTTACAGTTGCGTTAATTAGTTGCATAACTGTCCAGGATTTATTGTCAGTATCTGTTACCCAAATAGTATTACCTAGATTAATTTGGTTAGTATCTACTGCTGAAAGATCTACTAAGTTGCCAACAATAAAGTCAACATCGTCTTCCTTTGTGTAGCCGCCTGTTTTGATATATTCATTGGTTAGTGTTTTAGTTGGAAACGGCGCATGTGTATATCCTGCAGGTTTGTCAAATGTTTCGTTTGGTAGTATTCTATAAATCTTGTCAAAGTTAGTTGCAGGCAAAGTTTTTACAAGCTCAACTGCTTGAGGCGACTCTTGCATTTTATCTTGCTCTAAGTTGTATTCAACTTGCTCAACATCATCAACTGCTCCGTAACGGCCAACTTGAATTGCCCACTCTTCGTAAAATTCTAAATTGTCAGCAGTATTACCTAATGCATCAAACAATTTAGTAAACACATTCATTGTGCCTTTGTCTGCAATTGCGCCTCTGTAGAATTTAAACTGACTTACATCATCATTAATAATGTTAGCAAGATACTGGCGCTTTTGATAACCTATCAAATGCTGTGCCATCTTTTGCTGTTCAGTATCAAAGCTATCTGAATCTAAATCATAAAAATCTGTAAACTGTGTAACTCTGTAATCAAAGTTAGTCATTAATTGAGATACCGGCTTTTCATTTAACTGGTACCAGTTGTTAGAATTAAAGTTTTGTGTGCCGGGTGCATTTACTGTTGCTACATAATAATATTGCTTGTACTTTACAATATCGCCGATCTTATAGTCTTTCCACTGAGTCCAATCTGTAAAGCTTGCATCGTCGTATACAAATCCAGGAATGTTTAATCCGCCGCTCCAGTTATCTGATCTGTAGCCATTAACACGAATTCGTTCTTGTCTGTAGCCAGTACTTGGATTGTAGATTGTGTCATTAAAGTCAGTTTTATTATCTATTAGTACAACGTGTTCTTTTTGTACAAGTGGTAAAGATACGTGGTATAATCCTTCTGTTGTTCCTACAGTTTCGATACCAAAACTATTTTTATCTCTTAGTAAACTGTTAAATTCTGAATCTAAAAATAAGCCGTCAGCTTTAAAAACATTGTACCCATAAAACTCGTCTTTAATATTGTCAACTATATAATAATCTCTATTAAATTCTAATAAATTAGCGCCAGGGCTAAGTGCAATTAATGAGTTGTTTGCCCAGCCTTGTGTTGTCCAGAATAAAAACTGCTTTGCTGCATGATTCCAATTTTCAACTTCATTAGAGCCACTAATAACATTTTCAAAGCTAAAGCCAATTTCTTTTTGTCGTATGCTGTAGCCTAAAATAAAGTCAACAACATCTTGTGCTGTAGTAAAACGTGTTCCGTACTGTAATTTTTTAATAGACGTAGTATCAAAGTTTTTCTTAAATTTAGCTGTTCTTCCGCCTGTTAAAGGTAGTACAGGAAGTTTAACTATGTCACTGGTGTCGAATGTTCTGCTGCTAGTAAAAGAAGTAATAACTCTATAATATGCATTATTATGTAGTATTACTTCACCACTTATATAAGAAGTATTAGTATCCCAAGGAACTACTCTTTCAGATATGCCTCCTACTGTTACAATATTTGAAGTGGTGCCAGGCAGTGTTTGATAATATTCAAAGTATGGTTTTTCTAAATTGTATCCTCTTACTATATATCCTAATTCTGCACGTTCTATAATAAGACCACTGTAGACTGCTAATTCAGCAGGACTACTTGTGTTTAATAATACCTGATAATTTTCTTGTGGAATAAATATACCGTCTTGTGTTAATGCTTGTGTCGGAGATCTACTATCGAGTATTAAATTAAATTTTTCTTTACTAGTAAAGCCGGCGATTTTAATACCAATTTGATTATTAATCGATGCTAAATTATTTACATATCCGTTATACACTGATAATATATCACTTGCTACAAGATTATAAATGTAGTTTACTAAACCAGAAGTGTTAGTCCGTGTAGTTGATTCAAATGTGTTTGGTAATTTTAAGTCTTTAATAACAATAGGAGCATTAGTAGTTGTATCTACCCATTGATTTGCTAAGTTTTTATTAATTCTTGAAACATCAAATCCTAAGCCCATTGTTTTAGCAGGCTTGTTTAGTAGCATTGCAGTTAGTACAGCAAATGGGTACTCTGAACTTTTGCGCCATGCATTTTCAATCGGAGTATAGTCGCCGAATTTAAAGTTTCTAGTAGCATACTCTATTTGAAAATTCTTAACATATCTACTATCCAATGGCGATATCAATTTGCCGTTGCTATCGACCGGTATAAAGTTAGTTAATCCCGGGCGGGCATAGTGCAAATTAATTCTAGTATTAAGAGGATCTGCAATTCGTCCAGCTTCCAAGTCTCTCCATAGTACTAAGTTATCGCCTGTGTAAGGAGCAGGACCGTAAACAGTATTCCACCAGCTTGGCTTAGTTGTTAAACCTAACATTTCCCAAGGATGGCTGTGAGGACGATCAGTATCAAATGCTCTTACATAAATACCTCTCCAAAAGCCTGCGTTTTCAATGCTGTTTGGCGAAGTAGTGTCCGAGTAATTAAATGTCCAGTTGTTAGTTCTATCATAAAAAGTATTGTTTGTGTAAGTTTGATTATTCAAATTTTGCTGCAACCACTGCGTAAAGTCGCCGAGCAGTGTGTTGTCAATTTCAGTTTTAGTAAATTCGTTAGTTCTAAACTCGCCACCAATAAAAGTGTTAACGTCTAGTCTATCAGTTGAATATAATGCTTTAATATTATTAAAGATTCGGGTTTCTAATTCTAATAATAACTCATCTCTAAAGTCTTTGTATGCTTTAATATAGCTGCCGTCGTGTCCTCTAATAAATGCAACGCCAACCGGGTATTCAGTAACTTCAATGTTATCATTACCAGCAAGCGTTGCTCCTGTTACAGGAATATAAAATAGTTTATTCATTCCTGTGAATGTGTAAGACTTTGATGCTGCTCCTGTGCCTGCTGCACTCTTAGTAGTATACATAGGATAGAACCAACCTCTAGTACCAGTTGCACTATCTTCGCCATATATCTTAAACGGGCCAGCAGTTGATGGTTCTTTAGCAAGTACAGTGTCATCGATAGTTAGTTCAGGATAATACTTAGGATATAAGCCTAATTTTGTTGGCGTTGGAGCAATAAAGCTACCATCAGTATTTTCGTATTCATATATTTCAATTAAATCAGTTTCTATTTGTCCAGCAGTAATTGATACATACCCTGCTGTGTCAAAGTTATAATCTTTAATATGTGTTAATTGTTTGCCATTTAAATATACAAGTACACTAGACGAAGTTAATCTAGTTAAATTAAAATTATTAGTAATAGGATAGTCAGTTGTTCTTGAATCTAAAACTGTATAATCAATTTTATTAGCTGATCCGGCGGCGAGCATATCAGAAAAGTAAAACGGCTGTGACTTTAATTTATCACTGTTAATTGTTTTTAAAACAAGATCAACGTGAACTTTAACTGGTCCATCATACCCTAGTGTTACAGCAGTATCTAAGAAAGTTTTCTTAAATTTCGAATACTCTTTTTTAGAATATTTTAATGCTTTTACAATATTATAACTTTTGTTAGTCACGTGATATAATGGTAAGTTAATCGGTCCACTATGTTTTACAAATCTCTTACCAAACTTATCTAGATCTCCTAAATCTCTCAAATTACCAGAGCCAAGGTATGTGCCAACGTATCCAGGAATGTCTTCCAGCATACTATCAACATGATCAATTACTTCACCAAGTGTGAATTGATTAACATCGTCGTTTAGAGGATTGCGTTCTAAGTTGTAAGGGAACTCGTAATAACCGTTAGAATTTTTTACAGTTTTACTATCTGTCTTAATTTTAATAACATCAGTAGCTACTAAATCTTTTACAAAAGTAACAATTGCATTTTCCGTTGTTTTGTCAATTGTATAATCAGTATTAATTAATTGCAGTTTATTGTTAACAAAAACAACTACTTTTAAATCAGCAATACTGCTTGAATTATCGTAAACATTAATTTCAAAATTATTAATCTGTATGTCAGTTGCAGTATATTCTTTTATAACATACTGTTTACTAAGTGTAGGAGTATTACTAAATCCATTTACATATGAAAATTTAGTAAGCGAGCTATATTTCTTTAAATACCCACTTTTAATTGCCTGGGTATATAAATTAGTTTCTGTTTGGAATGTAAATGTATCATTTAATAAATTAAAATTAAAAACAATATCACCAGAATTATTAATAGACTTATAACTTAATGGAAACCCTAGTTCAGTATCTAGTGTGCCTTCGCCTGTAGCATATGAAAATATATTGGTGCCGTTAAACGTAGTCGAGCCGTAGTATGTTTCATCACTAAAACTATTACCATTAACATCGTATACTGCAAACATCGGATGTTGATTCCGTTTTGTTTTTTCTTGTGCAGCAGTCCACTTTGCTCCGTGGAAGTGATAACTCTTACCTGCATTTTTTACACCTTGTGTAATTAACACTGTTTCGAGATCAACAGGCAATGTATCAGTAGTTTCAATTAAACTAATCTGCCTAACATTTCCAATTTTAACAAATTTAACTTGGTATATTTTGCCGCTTACTAAAATATCAGTATCTGCTGCGAACAAAATACGCATGTTATCAGCTAAGTTGACACCATCAATATTATATCCTATCTGTCCTTCAATTGTACTAAACACATCTGTTGTGAATGTATCAATTAAATCAACATCTTGTTTAGCAAATGCTCCAAAATTGTTTAACTTTAACCCTGCTTCGAATTCAATAATAGGACGCTTTGCACGAGATGCTTCGTCAACAGATCTTGGAATGTCATTATATTCAAAACTTTTTAAAATTACATCTTTATGATGCCATCTATTATAACGACTCCATGCATTTCTATCAGGGCTTGCTCTGTTAACAACAATATAATCCTTTTCTGTTGCATATGCACTTGCATCACTAAAGGGAAGTGTATCAAAGTTGTCACTATCAAATGCAATACGCTTAGTATCGCTATATGCTGCTGGTATAATTAAATCTTGATCTTTAATTAATTTAATCTTGTTGCCAACGCCTTCAACATACCAATCGTTAGTATCGTATTCAATCGGTAATACATCACCTTGGAATTTAATTTTCATTCCGTTTGATAATGCAACACCGTTTGCACTAGTATACGTTTTCTTACCTATAATGTCTGCTGTAACATCAAGGAATGCATTTTCTTCAATGTCATAAATTCTAAATTGCCCGCTAGTATCAACAGCATTTTTACTAATATAATAAAGCCTATCAGGTGCATTAAACGGAATAGTAAATTCAATTGTGCCTTTTTCAATGTACGCAATTGCAACTTCTTCGCCTTCTTCGCCTAGCTTACGAATGCCATCTGGATAAAGTGTCGAAACATTGTCGTCAGCTGCAAATGTTACGCTGCCGCCGCTTGGTAAAATAATATACTCCCCTTGGTCATACTCATTACCGTAAAGCGTTGCATCAAATAATCCGCTAGATCTTAATCCTTCTGTTCCTGCTGTTAAAATTGCCGATCCAGGAGTAAACGTTCTACTAATGGCAATTGCCATTGGATGTCCAGGTGTGTCAATTTCAAATCGATATGTTTGACCTCTGTATAATTTCAAGTTAGGGTTGCGTGTTAGTCCGTCATTAAAAACATAAGCAATATTATCGCCTTGATCTTCTGTAGTAACAGAGTATGTACTAACAATATCTCTGCTTTGTCCTCTTACAGGAATACTAATAGGACCATTTGGCATCCAGTAATATTCACGGAAGTTTACAAACTTATCCCAATCAATACTTGGGTTCCAAGCATATGTTTCTTGACTGTTTAAGCGACTGTGATTATCTGTGTTAGCACCGTATACACTAAGTTGTCCTATATAATCATTATAATCTTTATAAAAAGTTACATTATCGTAGTTGTCTTTAATAACCGTAGCAGGTTCTAGCTGATAGTTAGTTCTGTCAGCATTTATATCATCTATATAGTTGTCTGTAGTTTTGTATGCTTTTGCAGTTGTTCTGCCGTAGTACCCATTAATCTTTTCGGCAACACCAGGCTGTATAAGTTGGTCAAGTGTTCCTTGTAAAAACTTTTTATTAGCTTGAGTTCTAAAGAACTTTGGTAAAAAATCACTTGCAGTAATTTTATTATTCTGTCCTGGAACAGGTAGTGCGCTTTCGTTCTGATCATTCTTAGCCATTAGTAACTATAGCCTCCACCTGTTGTTGTACTAGTTGTTGTTGCTGATGCACTACTTGATATTCCTGATGTTATAGCTGTTGATACATTATTAATTACTGTACCGGTTGCTTGTAGGTTAGTTGCTGTTAATTGATCAATTGTTTCGATATCACTCACTTTAGCTGCACTTGCAAATATTTCATCTGGCTCACTCTTTATTTCAAATAGGCTACCAAACGATTGTGTAGTTTGGCGCGGTACTATTAGTATACTTACCAGTTTTGGAGACAGCTGGTTTATGATATAGGCACTAAGTTCTTGGAAGTAAAACGTCTCTCCAAAGTCCCAATTTTCAATATCAAAGAATTTATTAATAGCTTCGATTATGTCTGATTTAAGTTCATTATCGTTAATAACCATACTAGCATTTTTAACAATTTTAAACTTAACTTGTAGGTCTGCTGATGCCTTATCACCAAATAGTATTTTATACTTTGCAGGGTGATAAATTACTTCGTCACTTAAACTTTTTATTTTGTTTATTTCAGTGCCGTAGCTTCTAAACAATTCGTCATTGCTCGGTGGTTTAGGTTGTATTAAAGTTGTTCCAGCAATATATTGTTTTACTTGTGTATCATAAGTTTTAGATAAGATGTAAGTATCAATAATGTTACTTGCACTTGGGTCTATTCTATAACCGCTATCAGCAACGTGAATGTAATGGAATTTTAAATCTGCGCGGCCAAAATATGCTTTATAATCTGTATTAATAGTAGTATTGTTCAGTACTTTATTAAGCTTTCTAAATATACCTTCATCAATTAGATAAAATATCTGTCCTTCTAAACGTGTGCTGTACGGAGCAATAGCCGCTTCGTTTTGTATTACTATTATTTCAGCAGTTGTGTTTGCAAAATACTTAAAGTCTTCTACACCATCAGTTGTTGTATATTTCTTTTGAAATATAATTTTGTTAACTGTAGCAATAGCAACGTCTTCTTCGCCAACAATTTGCTCAAAAATATCAGGATCATCGATTACGCCGTCATCATCAAGATCAATAAATTGAACTTGTATTTTACGACTATCTAAGTATCCGTCAGCGTCTCTATATGCATCAGTAATTGTCCAGTTAAAGTCTCTTGTAAACGGAATTAATTCTCCAGGCTTTCGATTAATGTTTAGAATATCAATTTTGTCTCTAACAATTTGTCCTGTTGCAGGATCATAAATCCTATCAGCAGCATCAAAGAAGAATCTAATTTCGTCTGCGCTTTCCATTACATATCTTAAATTGCGGTATGTAATTGTATATTTTTCACCATCTGTTTTAAAGTAGAGCATCCAACTTGCATCAAGATTTTCACCAGTAATGTCTCCTGCCTTACCTGTAGCAAATCCACTAACTGTATTAATGTCTTCTGCTAGTACAATTTTCCACTGTCGATCGTATTGATCATAGCGTAATGCAAAATCTTTGTATTCAAATGTTTGGTCAATTAATTGCGTTTTTACATCATTAATTAATACTTTAGAAAAGTTTGGAATAACTTGTTGTAGTATTGCGCCTGTTGGAATAACATCATTTAGTTTGATAGGAGCAATTCCATCTTCGTCTATTACTGTTCCGTTACCTGATACAGAAATTACCTTACACCATTTGTATGTTGTTTTTCCTAAGTGATCGCCTGCTGCGCCGTCAGCCATTAGTGTGCCGTCTGGCATAAAATGATTGCCTGTTGGAGCAACAAACTTTAACATTGCGCCGGCTTCTAACAACCTTAAACTATTAGCAGTAAACGCTCCTACATTATACGGATTACTATCAATATCTTGTATTAGACCTAATGACTGATTTGTACTAGTACTAGACTGATTCCAAGTTGCATTAAGATCACTAACAATAATTTTTGGATATTTTGCAAGGTAAAAATTTTGTGCATTAACACTACCTAAAATGCCTTCAATAGTATTATATATAACGCCTTCAATGTCAGTTTGTGTTGCAAATGTGAATGATTGTTTTTCGACAAATTCTTCTTTATAAATTACACCATCGTCTGCAAACAAACTAGTATTTGAATATTTGCCGCTTGCGTCTTTTAGGTCAAAAAAGCGGCTAATACCGCTTGAAATTCTGTTTGAGCTTTTAGTTTTGATAATGTCTTGACTAATTGCAAGTGGGCCGATGTTATAGTCTTCACCTGTAATTAATCTGTTTTGTGTATAATAAGTTGCAGGTGCATTTTGTTTAATTTCTGTATTAGTTTCAGTAGCGGTACCATTGCTAACTGTGTAGTTTAATTTAAGACCGATAGTAAGTACTTGCGCAGTTCCGTTTCTTGACTGATACGGAATATCAATGCTCACTGTGCTTATTGCACTTGGAGTAATTACACTACGTAAATTACTACTAGTTCTATAGTATGCTTTAAAGTTACCTGATGGCAAATTTCCAAAAACTCCGTCACTAAAGTTTAAATTAATCCTGTCGCCGATGCGTGTTGTTACTGCAAATACATCTCTAGTTTTATTAAACAAACTATTGTAAATAACATTATTGCCCTCTACTGCATCAATTTTTGTCCACTCGCTACTTTCGAACCCTGCGCTATTTAATGCAAATACCCACACATCACTATCGTTAATATTTTCAGCATCAATTTGAACTGCTTGGTTTGGTGTTGGATTTGTTACTGCAAAATTTCCTGTTTCAAGTTTACCTTGACGGAAGTGCATAAAGAATCCTGTGTTATTTGAGCCGGCGCCTTGGCCGTCATCTCTAAACAGAAACGCAGGACTATTGCCCGGAAGCGGCGCTTCTTCTAAAATATTCTCATCTGAAATGTCAGTGCTTACAACTTCAAAACGTGTGCTTACGCCTTCGATGCGTTTAGTAAACGGATAAATTGCTTGTCCAGTGTTTGTAGCTTGCAATCGATATTTTTGTGTTTGTACATCTGCAATTAGTGCAGACTTTAAAGGATTGCCAATTGAGTTGGACAACGGTAATGCCGAATTCATAATCTTAACAAACTGTTCAAAATAGTTTGAGTTAGTTTGGTCATTCCACTTAACAGTAATTCCTGCCATGTTTAAACCATTACTATCTAAAAGACTTTCTGTTGTTTTAATTGTGTCGAATTTAAGTAAGCCGTTAGCTGCTTGGTTTCTGCGAGGATTGTAAGACAGCATACGTGCTAGACGCAATACGCTTTCTCTGCGCTCTGCTGTTTCAAGGAAGTTTTCGCGAGCGTTTAAATCAATACGGAATGATAAGTTTTGCCCAAGGAAAGCAATCATATCAATTAGCGCAAGATATTCACTCGATTCAATGTAATCGTTAAAGTCTTCTGGATAGTTTTGACGCAAATAGTTAATCATTGTGCGTCTAAGGTTATCAAAATCGTAGCTTTGGAAATCTGCGTTCCTAAAGCTTTGGTAAATTCTTTTCCAGTCCTCTGCTACTAATAGCCTAGACTGTCTATCATTTGAAGACATATCATTTTCCTTGTTTACTAATGTATTTACCTGAAATGATAATGTGTGTATTTAATTTTTATTGTTGGAGTAGACCGTTATCTTTATCAAATTTAAAGCGTAGTTGATCAGTTATGCCAAATGGAAGTACTGATATAGTGCAGTCAATTTGTATACCTTGCTCATATGTATCGATAATAATATTTTCAGCTTTTATTCTAGGGTCGTAATTAATAATTCGAGTAACATCCTCGATTATTGCTTCCTGTACTTCAACAGTAAACGGTTCATATAATATATCCCAGATAATAGTGCCGAATGTAGGGTCACTTAATTTTTCAGTTTGACGTATATGGAAGTGATTAATTAAATCTTGCTTAATTAATTCAAAGTCGTAAATACTGAAGCTTTTAGCATCTGCAACTGTACTAAAACCTCTATACTTCCGGCCTGTAGTTGCTGCTTGTGCAGGCTGACTTACAGTTACTCGTTTATAAAGATTTTTTTCTAATTGGCTCATACTATATTTACCTTAATTATTGTGGATTACTTGTAGGTGAAACTGTTTTTGTAGCAGCACTGTTATCCGTTGGATCTACAGTCGGTGGATTTTCCTGTGCTTTTTTAATTTCTTGTTCTAGACTTTTAAGTGCATCTGCTTCTTCATTGTGGAATCTATTAACAACACTATTCCTAACGCTTTGTGTGCTCTTTTTAAAGTAACGAGCTCCGTTTTCGGATCTACGTTCTGCATAAACTGCTCTAATTAACGCAGCGTCCGTAGGATTTGTTGCAGTTATTTCGTTTGACGGATATCCTAGTCCCTTTAATGCATTACGGAATACAGATGATGCGCCGCCGTTACCGTGTTGTATTGCTGTAGAAAATGCCATTTGTTGCACTGTAAACGCTCTTTCCATAACATCTAATCCTGCGCCTTTTTTAATTCGTTTGGCACCAGGAACAAAGTATTGCAGGCCTGCATATTCGCTTTGTGCTGCTGCGCCTGCGGCTGTTCCCATTACTTGAGTCCACGCTGCTTTGTATGCTTCAGTTCCAGCTTTAGCCGATGATGGGCCTCCTGCTGCTGCTAGCTGTGATTCTATGTCAGGATGTGCTCTAGATAGCCAGCTATGGAATTCATTCAATGAACCTGTATTTGCTGCAAGTTGGTATTTTCCATAACTCCAGCCGCCGGTACTATCCCAACCAATAATAGCAGGATTTCCGCGTGATTCATATTTTTCACTTAATGCACCAATGTTCCCATCAAACGTATAGTCACTACTATAGTCGCCTGGGGGTACGCCTTGTTGTCCATTGCCGCCTGGACGACTTGCATTTCCTGTACTAATGTTGCCGCCGCTGCCTGATACAACTGCGCTTGACGTTCTGCCTTGTATGTTTTTATTAAACGTATCAGGCGTGAGTACACGATCTGAACTGGGGAGGGCACCAGGATAATCTCTGTCTGTTTCGCTTTTCTTAAATGATAACGGATCTAAATTTTCGTGGTGGGGCCACGGTTCGTGCTGTGGCGATCTTGCTAATATACTTTCGTAGCCAGATATGGCGCCGCCTGGTTTAATACGCGGTAGTGTGTTTAGTGACAGTGGCGTTACTTGTTGAGCAGTATTTGCTCGTGCTGCCTTTGGTCCATTCATATGCACATATGTTGCTGTTTCTCTATGCTCTTTAGCACTAATAATATGAGTCGATCCATCAGATGTAAGTCTGTTATCTTGTCCTGTGTGAATATGTAATGTCTTTGCTGTATCAATATACTGTGATGCTTTTACAGCAATATGTTGATTTTTTCCTACTGTAATTTTACTGTTTTCGCCAACTGATAAATTAAAGTCTTTCTTAGATTCTATCTGTACTCTTCCGCTTGTTGTTCCGGGCTTTCGGCCTGCTGCTTTGATATTAACATTTCTGCCTGCTTCCATGTTTATGTCACGTTCAGCAGTAATGTTTAGATCATTCTCAGTCATAATACTAACACTGTCTTGTGCATGAATATCAATTTTACCATCGCTGGTCATTTCAATCCAAGTTGTACCACGAGCATTTCCGATGTAGATTAAATCTTCACTGTTGTGCATTAGTATTTGATGTCCGGTCCTAGTTCTAAAACGCATTAATTCGTTTTGTGGAATAGTTCTGTCGCCGCCGGCTTCATTGTTGCCTTTGTTTTTATAGATTGGCGGGCCATCTTCTGCGTGGGTTGTACGCACAAATCTCTCATCGCCGTCGTCCATTACAAATGAGGTGCCGCCTAATCTATTAGACGGAACACTTACTTTATTTCCTGCTGATCCAATTTCTACAGTTGGGTGACCATCTCTGCGGTCTTTTGGTCCAGGAGAACTAATGCCAAATACCATACTAGGCATTTCTCGTCTTGCACTAGAAGTAGTTGTTCCCCGTGCTTCGTCATTTAACAAACCTTGTATTTCTAAAGACTCAGTAAAATCTTTATTATAAGGTTTATTGAAAAGAGTAGGGTCAACTTTTGCACCAGTTTCGATCGCCTTGTTATATTCGCCTGTTGGAAGTTTTCTTCCTTTCAACGGCGGCGGCGTAATTTCAGTTGTGTTTTCAGTTGATGCTCGGCCATCTGGAACCATAAAATTCATATAGTCTGCAGGAATGCACCCAATCCAGTAACCAAAGTTTGCATTACCTTCTGCAAACATTACAAGTACTTTAGCACCTACATCTGGCGGCACCATCCACATACCGTATGATTTCTGTGTGTGCTCGTATCCGTCATTTGCTGTAAGTGCAGCATTTGGAGTTACTCCATAAAACGGGCTTAGATATTTAACATTTATTAGTTGTCCACTACGTTCAGGGGCGCTGCCTGAACTTGTATATTTTAACAGCTCTACCGTCAGGCCACCCATATATTTTGTGTCTAGATTACTAATGACTAATGCTTCGTACGGGCCGGAGTCTTTAAATCCAGCTTTAAGACTCGATGTAGTTCTTGTATATTTACTGTTTGACATATTTTAAAATGAGCCTCCGCTTAGTGCTGCTGTCTGTCCATTATTATTTCTGCTTGTTCCGGTGTTTGGTGTGTACACTTTTTTACCAGTGTTAAAATCGTACCTGTCGAACCCAGGAGTTAGTGCTTCATATATATATACGTTTGTTGGGCGCGGTCGAACATTAGCTGAGTTACTAGCTGTTGGTGCCACGATGCCAGGAGCTGGTGACGACGTAGCTTGTGTTACTGTAGTAGGCGTAGTAATGTTAGGGCCTGAACCGCCGAATGCATCTAACGGATCCTCAGTCAGTACTGACGCAGGGGCGGCAGCTGCGGCTTTTTTTGCATGATTTAAAAGAGCTGCTGTCTGTGATGCTGTAATATTTTTTGACGCAGGAGGCACACTGCCTGCTGAGCTTGCTCCAGAGCTTACTGGAGGATTATTTGGTGTACACGGATCTGAACCAGTTTGGACTTTAGCTGCCGTTGTTTTTGCTGCTTTTTGATTAGCTTGTCGTTGTGCAACTTCTGCTGGTGGAGGCGGAGGCGGTATTGCAGGAGTTGGCTCAAGACTACTAGAGCCTGCTGGAACTTCTACACGTTTTGTTTCTGTATAACTAAATCCATCTTCGTCTACTCCTTTAGTTACAACAGTTGTATATTCTTTTTCAGGAACTTCAGCAGGTAACGTCTCGCTTGTTGTAACAACTCCTGCTGTTCCTGGAGTTTTTGTTGTTGTTGTTTGAACACTTGTTCCTGTAGTTTTGCCAGTTGTTGATTCAGTTGTTGTTCCAGGCCTGCTATAATCTAACACAGGATCTGGAAGATAAACAGGCACTCCTTGATAAGTGCCTGCTTGTATAGAATTTCTAGGTTTAGGATATGTTAGTATGCCTTGTTCTTTGTATGCTACCATAGCTTCGTACAGAGTTTCAAAAAAGAATTCCCAAGGTTCGTCTGGATTATCAGCTAGAACAACTGGATCCATTGGCAGTCTTTCAATCATCCAATAATGCGGCTGATCTGGGTATAATACTCCAGTGCCTTTATTATCAACAACTATGACAATTTGTTTTTTACGGCCTCCTGTACTAACTTCTTCGCCGTATTTGTACAAGTCATTAATATCTTCAAATATTTGTTTAGGTCCTGTAACTCCGGGATTACGCCATGGTCCAAGGCCTTCTGCAAAAACAGCATTTGTTTGTTCTAACTTAGCTGCGCTTTCTTCTGGTAAGCCGCTGTCTTCTTCTGACATTAAAAGCCTCCTAATAAGTTTTTAACTTTAGATTTTGCTGCGTTTGAAGCTGCATTAATTTTTGTATTTGCAGCATTTGCTGCATTTTGTGCTGCATTTTGTGCTGCATTTTGTGCTGCATTTTGTGCTTGTGATACTTGTGATGTAATATTTGCTCCGAGGCCGCCAAATGCATCGAGTTGTGGGATAACTTTAGTAAGGTCTGGGAGTTTTGCAATTCCAAAATCAACTCCTTCGACTAATTCAGAAACTTGAGTAGTTAGTGCATTTGAAAGTTGAGTTTCTAATTTTAATTGCGCTGCTGCTGTTTGTGCAGCAATGTCTGCGCCGATTGCTGCACTTAATACTCTAATATCATCATTCTGTGCTGCTGGGAAACAATCTGTATTAGATTGTCCGCTTTGGCCTATTGTGCCATCAGATTGTGGGGCGTCTTTATTAAGTGATGCGCCGGTACTTGTTTGAATAAAGGCACTGGATCCTGATGTTTCTTCATCATCTTGTCCCTTGCGTCTCATCATTTTAAGGGTTTGTGTAAATTTTCCGGCGCTAAATTTATTTGAAACTGCACGTACCTGGAACAATCCACTAAATCCTGGAACAATTTGGGGCAATTCCATAGTTGCTCCTGTGACTTGATAATCAAAAGGAGTTCTAAAATTTACTATACAATATACAGGGCCATCTAAATAATTCATTGTGCCGTCTTTGGTTATTCCAGGTTTGTCTCCTGTTTCAGCAACATAGTTGCCTGTTTGTTGCGGAATATAAAAAGGATCACCCATTATTTCCATTTCAGTATTAACCATATCTACAGTCATATTTGTAATTCTGTCGTGGAATGTTTCTGCAATCTGGCGTCTTATATCGTTACTATAAGAACCGGATGATAGAAGATTTTTGTCAGTGAAACCTTGTTCTCCCCCTTGATCATCGTTAGATTTTCTATCAGTTTCTGCAACCATTCCTGCATCACTTCCTTGACTATTACCGGAGGCGTTAGTTGTTTGGCCGTCTGGACTTCTTATATTAGCATTGCTCATTCCGAGATCAGCATTTGCAGTCATTAAAAATGCATTATTAAAATTAATATCAAAAGATAAAACGTCTTCGTTTTTTCCAGTATACAGATAGTTGTATTCTTTAACTGCAGAATCTCTCAATCCTTTAGTATTCTTTGCTTTTTTATTTCCTGCTGCTGTTACTGCTTCGTCTACTTCATGTACAATAACACTATATATAAAAACCTTTGGTGTACGACCCATTTGTTGTTCGGTTAGTGGACTATCGTCTAAGAAAACTTGTGTGTCAATTTTAAACCATTTATTCAATCCAGTCTTAGTTTCTTTAGTTGAATTTTCAGCACAATATTCTGATTGCATTATTACTTTTTCAATAATAGTAGTAATTTGCTCGCTTTGACTAAATTGAAATTCTCTTGCTTTGTCAGCAGGTTGTGCTGCTGATGATGCAGTATCTACTAAATTAGTTTCAGGATTAACAACTTGATTTGCTTCTGCCGCGCCTGCATTTCCGCCTGCATTTGTATCTACATTAAGTGGACTTAACCCTATTTCATTCATTAAAGTAGTATCTTCGGCAAACGTTTTAAATATCGAATATACGTTGTTTGGTGAGTTTATAGTTAGCGTTTTAGGACTATACGCTGCATTAAGTCTCGGATCGCCGCTGCCTCCCTTGCGCTCCGCCTCTTGCTCTTCAGGAGATGTAGTAAAAGAACTTTCAGTAATTGTACCTTTTTGTAAAACCTTAGTTAGTTCTTTTCTTGTTTTAGGAAAACAAATGATATATCTGTCATACGGAGCTAGCGCACCAATTTCTTCTAATGATTCAATTTGCTGATTAATTGCTCTCGTAACAGATTTATCATTTGTTTCAAGAACTTCGTGACATAATGTTCCCGTAGCCTTTACTGGAATATTAATTTTATTAATATTATCACGTAGACCTGTCTCGCTCATAGGAACTGCTCTAACATTATACGTGCTGCCAGTGCCACTAACACTAAAATCCATATTAATAAATTTTATAGGAATAAACATAGGCTCTGTTATAAAATTAGCATTATCATCACCACCTAAATTCCAACCGGCGAAATCAATCTTTAAACAAAACGGTGCTTCATTATAATTACTATACCCTGCTGTTTCTGCTGAGGTAATGATAGCTTGTATAAAATTACCCATGCTATATGGCTCAGTAACTGTAAACGACAAAGAAGTGCCCATAGTAACTCTAGTGTTTGGATTCGGTGATAGTACAGCGTCAATTTCAATGTCATCAATGTAATATTCTGCGTGAGTTTGTGTGTCAGTTCCAGCATGATGATTTCCCGAAACGTTGCCGACAATTTCGTCAAATACTTGTGTTCTTTTGCCTAAGTTTCCACCTGCACTTTTTATTATATAATTTTTAAATCCACCTGCTTTTCTGTATATTTCAGGATTGTTGTATTCTTCTCTGCCGAGTATGCCTAGTGTAATTATATAATTAACACCATTGTGATTTCGTAACGGATTAGGAATTTTACTTGCAGAACTATCATCTCCTTTGTAAGACGGCATAAAACCACTGTCAATATACTGAGTATATTGACTTCTTTCGTTTAGTTCTCTATACTGTGATAAAGTTAATCCATATTCTCCGGTAAGTCCATTTAAATCAGCGGCACCTTTTTCTATTAATTTTAAAGGTTGACTTATTAGTCCTTGTAGTTCTTCTGCATCAGCAATTAATCCGGATAATTTACCCTGGACTTGGCTTAGTAAGCTACTAGCTCCGCCGCCACCAAAAATGCTTCCTGCTAGCGCACCAAATGCCGCGCCTTTGTTTCCTTTTAATATGCCGCCAACAGTGGCGCCTAGTAATGCTGAATTTACTTTTTGAGAACTTAGTCCTGATACATTACTAATTTTGCTAGTAATATTAGTAGCAGCAGAACTAAAATCTTGCTTAATAGTATTTACTGCTGTTGTTAAGTTGCCTTTTATAGCTTTGCTCAGGTTATATGCCATATTAGAATCCTAGTGTGTTTCGTAATGCTGCAGGATCAGGTAGATAAATTTTAGTTCCGGCAATAAAGTCAAATACAGGATCTTTAAGAGTATCCATATTACGTTGTGCAAATACCCACCACAAGTCTTTTCTGCCGTAAGTAATGTGCGCCAATAAATCAGGACGATATGTATATTCAGTTGTTATTTCAAACAATATGTCTTCGTTGTTAATAGGCACAGGGCGCGGTGTTAAGATATCTAGATATCCACCTTTTCTGACTGGAGTACGTGCATACGGGCTTAAATTATTTTTCATTATACAAATCCCTCTGGTCCATTTACATGTCCGCCTTTGGCAAATTGATTTAAATTAAATCCTGATTGTGAGCGCCTTGCGTATTGCGGCTGTAGTGTAACTGTAATCGAACTTTGCGTAGGAACATAGTTTGACACTCCGTTAATAGTACATTCAATATAATCTACGTCAACTGGCAAATCTGTTGTAAAGTTAGTTATTACAACTGGCATGTGATTTAATACATGCTTACCGTATCCGTTTAATCTACAAACTACTGGAGGATTTCCTTGTGGATTACTGTCTCCATAAAACATTTTAGTTGCAGTTCTTAAAAAATGCAAACACGCAATCCAATACTTTGCATCGTCTTCATTTTCTTGATAAAATTCGCCAGTAATAGTAATTGCATCAACCTGACTACTTTCATATGCATTATATGCATAATTTGTGTGAGTAGGTTGTATTTGAGAGTAATTTGCACTGTGGCTTAATAGCACTGTTGGGTTAAACGGAAATATCATTTTATTTCCTGTGTTCCAGGCACTCGATTTGTTATTTTCGCCTCTTAGCGGCTCAAGGATATCGCCTTCACCGAGTATAACTTGCGGCACACTAATACTAACACGCCAGTCGCCGGCTTCGGTAGTGGTATTATTACTAGATGAAATTATTGCCCGAGATATTGTTCTATTGTTTGAGCCGCCTGAACCAAATCCACCGGTTTGGTTAATAAAGTTAGCTGCTAGTTTTCCAAGAGGACCTAGACTACCTAACTTTTGATTGATAGTGTCACTAATGGCGCCTTTGACGGCACTTTTTGCATCACTAACAATGCTACTTATAAAGTTTGAAGATGCTTTTTTAATGTTAAATTTTGCCATAATTTATTTTACTCCTGCACTACTATTTAGTTGACAAAATTATGTATGCATATTATAATTATTCTTCGGTTGACAATGATACAGTTAGCGTGTATAATAGTAATTAACACTATAGGAGAGAATGATGCGGCCCAAGAATTATCTTAACAATAAAGACATACTTAAAGAAATACACAAATCAAAGAATAAGTTTAATAGTTATCTAGAACCAGAGTTTGGACAGTATGACATTATTTTAGCAGACGTAAGTAAAATTAATCGGCTTACTGTTGCAGAAGCAAAGCGTAATAAAGCAAAGAAGATGTCATCTGCAGAATACGAGCGCCGTAAAGGACTTGGTGAAAAGGTCAAGCAAGCAGAGTGCGAAACTACTGCTGCTCAAATTACTAAAGAAGAGTTAATCTTCCGCGTGATGACATTTGATCATATTCCAGAAGAGCCAGGTCGCAAAAAGAACCCAAAGACAGTTGCTGATACAAAAGTTAAACTTCCTTTTCCGCCCTTTAAGCATTACAAGTATAATGACGAAGGTGAAATTATCCTAGTAGGCAAAAGTCACTGGGAAGGTGGAATGGACAATGGCAACTTTAACCATAAGCATGGTAAAGCAACAGACAAACTTGCTATGATGTGGTTGAAACTTGTTGATCGTTATGCAACTCGAGGTAATGTACGTGGTTACACATACAATGACGAGATGAAAGGTCAAGCAATACTACAGCTGGCGCAGATTGGACTACAATTTGATGAATCTAAGTCAGATAACCCATTTGCATACTATACTGCCGCAGTTACTAATAGCTTTGTACGTGTTATTAATATTGAAAAACGCAATCAAAACATTAGAGACGATATTTTGGAAATGAATGACCTGAATCCGAGTTATACAAGACAAAATGCAGGCGAATGGGAAGCAAGTGTAAAGCGGAATGAAGCTGCACCGTTAACAGAATACACCGATACCAAAAAATAGGTTGACAGGTGTCAATAATTACTATATACTTTAACAAGTAATATGGAGAACTAAACTTGTTTAAAAAAGCTGCA